AGTCTTCCGACAGTTGATTCTTATAGCACCTTATCTCCAATCGTTGAAGTAAAGCAATTTGGTGTAACTTCGATGAAAGGTTACGTGGGAATGAATAAAGACCGCAGTTACAGCGAAGAAAAACGTAATTACCATGACAATATGGTTGGACTTATCGGAGTTTCAACTGATATATCTGGAAACTGTGGTAAAGAGAGACATTTGGTTGTAGAACCGAATGTTGTAAACGCATATGGTATGCTCGATGTTGTTGGACGTGAAAACGCTCAGAATTTAGATGCTACTAAACTTATGACAACCGAGGAAATGACATATCCAATGGGAGTTGCCCATGATGACCCTAACCGTACAGCAATGACAAGTAAGCAATCATGCCATGCAATTCCTGTAAAGGATCAATGCCCATGTCTTATCACAAATGGGTTTGACTCTACAATTCAGTATCGTACTTCAAATGATTTCTCCTATGTAGCAAAACAGGATGGGGAAGTTATTGACAGAGATGATGACGTAAATATCATGGTAATCAAATACAAAGATGGAACTACTCAGGCTATTGATTTGGATAAGAAGATTGTTCAAAATGGTGGCGGTGGATTCTATCTTGATAACAAGCTTGATTCTTCTTTCAAGAAAGGAGATAAGTTTAAGAAAGATGCCATCCTTGCTTTTGATAAGCATTACTACAAAGATACTGGATTACTTGGTAACAAACTTACGTATGGTACAAAGGTAAAGGCGGCTTGTCTGTCTAACATGGCAACCTATGAAGACTCAATGTGGTCTACCTATAGGCTAAGCCGTGCAATGTCAACCGATATTACAATGAAAGAAGTTTCCGTTGTACTTGGTAAAAATTCTGATGTTGACTTTATTGTCAAAGTTGGAGACCGAGTTCATAATGGAGATGACTTAATTAGGTTTGATACTTCTTATACGGATGAAGAGATGAGTGAATTAATGCATTCTATCAGACAGGACTTACAGGAAGATATCGTAAACCTTGGAAAGAGCAAATATACAACTAAACACGATGGAATTGTTGCAAGTATCAGAGTATACCCTGCGGTAGAACCTGAAGAGATGACACCGTCGTTAAGAAAGGTTGTAAATAATGTACAAGCACACGAAAGGAAACGTCGTTCCTATATGGATAAGTACGATAAGAATAAAAACTCCGTTTATCGAAGTGGAATATTCTTCAACGAGTCTGTAGGGACGATAAAACCAGACCAATATGGTAAAATTGCAGGTGTTGATGTTCATGACGGAGTCTTAATTGAGATTTTCGTCACATATCATGATGAAGTATCAGATGGTGATAAATTTGCTCATATGTCTGCTAATAAAGCGACAAACGGTTATATGATTCCAAGAGGATTGGAACCGTATACAATGTTTAGACCATACGAGGAAATTGATGTCCCATTAGCGCCATCTGCAATACTACAAAGAGGTACTCCATCTATACTTACCGTAATGATGGGATATAAAGTTCTGATTGAACTTAAGCGTTCAGTATTTGAAATGCTTACAGGAATTGATTGGAATGAGAAACAAAAACAGGATAGACCGTATATGGACGTCCATGGTGGTTCAAAGCCAACTCCGACAAAGGAGTCTGCAATGTATCAATCCTTTAGTCCTGAAAAGATAGAAGCGGTCAAGAACAAACTTTCTATCCTTGAAACAACATTTGACATCATAAGAAGTTCAGATGACAAGTACGAGGCATCTAAGGAATACTCCAAGGGTGATATTGTATTTGCTGGACTTGACTTTAAGGATCAATTGAATCGTTCCATCTTCGAGATGAATCTTTCCAGACTGGAAGAGGGATATAATTCCAATATTGAACTCGATTCAACGGTAAACGCTTACGTTGCAAAGGATGTGATTTACTATGGAGAGCGATTAGTTCTTTAAACGGACGGATTAAGAGTGGTATCTAATTTGAGTACCACTCTTATATTCTTAAGTCTATTTTTACAAAACCCTAAATAAAAATAAAGGAGAGTGGAACAATATGAAATATGAAGTAGATAGTGAAGTTAATATAACTGGAAAAACTAACTTAGAGAGATTTTTAAAGAGTTTGGATGAGGATGGACGTGACTACGTTATCACAAGAAGTGAGATGACAAGTCTGCTTCCCCCTAACTACGAATATACGGTTGTACTGTTAAAGTCAACGCAATCTAAATCGGAGAGTGTTAAGATCTTGGTTGTTAATCACCCCACTGGTGAATCTTCTTTAGTACTGGCACCAAATAATGATAGTGAAGAAGTAGATACTCAGGAAGAAGAGAAAGCTGATTCAGAGAAAGAGGTTACCATTAGATTTAGGTCATACTGTGGAACTGAAGAAAGCTACTATGAAACTATTGCAAAACCGATAATTGATTTTGCCCGTAGTATATCATCTGGTGCGATCTATACAACGCAGAGTGAAACTTCTAAGGAAGATACATCTGATGAGAATGAAACAACTCAGGTGATATTTGACTGTACTAATGAAGCACTGTTGGTAGCGGCTAAACTGGTCATTAACCGTATTAAGACGGATCGTGCAGTTCTTGAAGAGATATTCTGTACTGCGGCGAAAAAGGGTATCAGTATAACTAATGCTTCGGAATTGTTGATTGGAATGCTTGATACAATTTCGTCACTTTATATCCAGAATATATCCCTGAGTAATCAGCTTCATTCGATGAAAACTGAACGGGAACACCTTGTTGATTTTGCTAAAGGTACACCGGAACTGTTTGAGAAGATTAAGGCTTCTATTCCGGCTGAGCCAATACCAACCGACATTAACTCGATTTCGTCTGATTCGTCTGAATCCAAAGATGATCGCATAATGAAATACTTCTGTGATGGAATCAGTAAACTAATTGATGAGAATAAAAAAGAGCCGCAATCTGAAGAAACTACTCGTATTTTGGATGCTGTTGAGGCCCTTAGAGTAAAACTGGAGTTTATTGCAAAGAACGAAACAGACCAGTACACCAGAATTATGGATTTACTGAAAATTGTATTTCCTGATAAGATTGAAAGTGAAGGGTTGTATGGTATGCATATTCGGATGATTGAGTATTTCCCTGATGCCATACTACATCTCTTATATACCAACGATAATAATCTTACCCAGTTTCATAATATACGAAAAAATGAAGAACTGATGGTAAAGTTTATCAGGAATAATAAGAGTTTATATGAAGAACTGACTGATATGGTTAAAACACTTCAACAGTCAGGAGGTGATGTACCATATGCTATATCATCTGAATATCTTGATTACTTTGCAGGAAATCATGCGGTTGAAATAATCGCTAATGTAATGAATAAGATGGTTGATCAGATTAATGATATGGTTAATAAGCTTAGTACTAAAGTCTCAGATGAAATTTCTCATAAAGTTTTCTTTAACTTTGCGGAAGATGACCAGCGGATTTATTGATTTGGTTGCAGACTTAAAGAAAACTATTGAGGACTTGGAGATTCGACTCAATTATCAGAGAGATAAGACTGAAAGATATGAAAATGCCGTGAACGGTTTTGTTAAAGCTATGGAGTTTCAGGGTCCGGAACTCAAAGACATTATAGATGAATCAAGGCAATGCCTAATCGGTAATAACTATAGTACTGAATTAGTTACTGGACTTAGTTCCGCCGATTCAGAACAGTTAATTACATTAGGTGCATTAATTCAATCCGTTCCATCAATTGAGCGTAGACTACTGATAAAAATTCCGAGTCCAATTGCAGTAGAAGATCAAAACGAAAAGGCGTAATTGCACCATCTAAGTTACAATTTATGGAGAACGAATTTCCAATGTGAACTTCGTTCTCCCTTTTGAATATATATTAAAAGAGTGATTAATTGAAAGGAGGTTGTAAGGATATGGCAATCACTAATGAGTTTAGTCCTAGATCCAAGAACGTTGATGAAATCATTGACATGATTATATCTGCACAACAAGAGAGCGGTATAGAATCGCATATGCGAAAAGCAATCTACGATCCAGTTACAAATGAAAGGATTAACAAATTCAAGCGAGCAAAGCTTGAAGAAAAAGGAGTTGATCTTAGTAGTTATACTGGTAGCCAATGTACAGGCTGTCAGAAGAATTGTAATGGGAAGGATAACAGACCACTCTCGAATATTGAGCGTGGGGTATTTGTTTATAATGAACAGGATTTGATTGATGATTCTGACGAAGGATATATATGCGAGTATTGTAACAAGATAAAGTACGATAATCGGTATCTACCAGAAGTATGTGACATATGTGATGATTGCGAAACTTGTATGGAATATCGAAATGGACAATGTGACGGTTGTGAATATAGTCAGATCTATAACGGTATGTCTTATAGTGCAGCATCTGGAGAAAACTCTTCTGGTAGTATGAGAGAAGAAGATCAGGAGTTATTTGAAGAGATAGATTCTGATTCTCCCGATTATGAAGTCCATTACCCGACAGGTAATTTCACCATTATGAAGTACGATTAAATTAGTTCGTCGTGATTTGTGCAAATTTTGTATTTATTTTCACAATCACGATAACTATTTAATAAATTGGGTGCGATTACGGTAGTAATAAGTTTTCATTGAGTTTACATCGTAGTAAACCCGATAAACAAAATAATCTTTTTAATAAGGAGGATACTACAATGGGTAAATTTGCAGAAACAAAAGCAAAGATTATCAAAGAATGTGAGAGCTCTGGAAACAAGAAGACTTTCAATGAGGCATATTTCAATGAGCTCGGTACAGCACTGCTCAATGATCCGGGATACGAGAAAGTTGAGATGAAGGTAAAGAACGGTGAGTTGGTAGAGGTTAAGTCAAACCCTATCGCAGATCTCAGAAAGAGTCTTATCGGATCGGTTGCAAAGGCTTCCGGCTGCGATGCGGCAGAACAGGAGAAGTTGGTTGCAGACCATCAGTTCCCGAAGTTACCGCTGTATGACTATGTTGAGTCTACGGTCCGTGAATACATCGTTGGTACGGGAAAGAAGTTCCCGTTTGCAAGACAGGAGAATATGCAGGCAAGCATCGAGGCTACAACAGTAAAGGCTTCGATCAAGGAAGTACGTCGTCCGGGTGATGCTCAGAAGACCAAACAGCGTCAGGGTGAATTCATCAAGGTTAAGGCAAAGAGTACATGCCCTGACAATCTTAAAGAGAACCTGTAAGATCGGTTAAATATCGCTGCGTGAATGAAGCAGAACGAGTGTAAATCTTGTTCTGCTTCATTTTTTGTATGTTCCGAGGGGTTGTTAATTCATACAAAAAATATAGGGGAGATGAATAAAACCATCTCCCCTATAAATTGTGATATACCTTAATACATTAAGATAATGCGTTTAGTATGAAACGCATATCCCGAGAAAATGCTTCGGGATTATCACTTATTCGGGCACGATTAGACTCATACCCTGTCATGAAACTCAAATCTGGGGACCGAGTATCATGACGCTGGTTCCTATTACTCATTGAGTATGGAACCGACCCAACAAGACTTGTCTTGTTGGGATCACTAAACAAGTGATCAGTAATCATAGGAATCACCTCCTTTCAATTTACTGATCACTTGTTTATTTTTAGTTATTATACATGGATTCATATAATCCTTTCTTCTCGATGAGTTCCTCATGAGTACCTTGTTCCACAACGCGATGCTCATCAATTACAATAATCTTGTCTGAATTCTTTATAGTTGATAATCGATGAGCAACAACTATCATAGTCTTATCTCTAAATGCATTTAGAGAATCTTGTACAAATCTCTCCGTTTCATTATCCAACGCTGAAGTAGCTTCGTCCAATATTATGATATCTGGATTACTGATGAATAAACGAGCTAATGCTATTCTTTGCTTTTGCCCACCAGAAAGTTTGAGACCTCTTGGTCCAACCTGGGTTTCGAACTTATCTGGAAGTGACATTACAAAATCATAGATTGACGCTTTCTTACAAGCATCAATAACTTCTGCATCAGTAACTGAGTTTCCACTAGACGTTCTATTGAAACCAGCATACTTAATATTGCTCATAATAGAACCATCAAAAATGTATGGAGACTGGTGTACTATCCCGATATGCTCTCTAACTGATGTAGTTGTAAGATCCTTTAAGTTAATCCCATCAATTGTGATCGAACCACCAGTTACATCATAGAACTTTGGAACAAGCTTTAACAACGTAGATTTTCCTCCGCCTGTTGGTCCACATATTCCGATATGTTCTCCTTTCTTTACACTGAAGGAAACATCGTTCAATACGTAACTAGACTTATCGTATGAGAAATCTACATGGTTGAACTGAATTTCCCTGTCAAATGACTCAAGATCAATTGAACCAGTTGGTACAGTATTCTCATAATTCATCACACGTTCAAATTTTGGTAACGGTGCTTTACATGAAGATACTTCGCTAAGAGAGTCAACAAATGAAGCCATAGGTTCAATCAATCTCCAAGCATACATTGCTAAAGTCACTGCCGTTGCAGATGATGTCATAGAACCATTATTCAGTGCAAGGATAACGTATGCCAATATGCCGACTGTAACTGCACCATCAATTACCTGATACCAAACAGTTATGAATGAATCAACCCTGATTCTCTTTCCAATCATTGAGAGAACACTGTTGTTCATGCTTGTTATCGACTTCTGATGATGCTCAACTGCATGACTAAATGAGCGTACCTCAGCAAATCCATTTATTATCTCGTCAAGTTCCCTATTACGTTTACGCTTATTAGAATCTAACTCTTCGTCAGCCTCGTTCCATTTCTTAGTTGCAATATACAATACAATTGCAGCTATTATATAGACAATACCAATAGGAACGATTACCTTAGGCGCAATTAATCCGATTGCGATCATAGTAATGATGAATGTAATCAGATTTCTAATCATATTAAGTGACAATATGACTAGACGAGTTATGTTCCATAAACTTTCTGCTGTAGTGATTATTTCACCCGGCGAGAACTTCGTGTACAAATCATAATCAGCGCAAACCAACTTGTCAGTAAGTCGATTATAAAGGTAAGTGTAGACTTTATGGTTTCCTATATTATTAAACCATGGTCTAACTATAGCAAGTACTATTATAGAAACACAACCGATTATAACCAGATTAACCCAATGCATTGGATCTTTATAATTAGTAACTGCATTGGAAATCCAAATGAGTATCTCGGTATTTATAGTAGTACATACTATAGAGATTACTACACTCACGGCGATTATATACACCGATTTTGTTTTGAACGCTGCCTCTTTAAGATATTTCATATATCTTACCTCCTCTTTTATATTTAAGATTCCGTGGTTTCTGTATCCTATATAATTAATATATTTGCAGATTGTCTAGTAGGTTGAAATCCGAAATAGTAATACAAAAAAATGGGTGGGAACCGAAGTTACCCACCCATTCTTAATTTTGTGAAATTCATGATACATTACAGTAATGCGTTCAAGATAAGACGCATATTCGTATTTATCTAAGAATGTTCGATCGGTGGTGCTCGAATATCTATGATTCCCATAACTGGGAGATGTACGAACTTGGTAATGGTACATGCCACCATTATCACAACAATGCTGGTTTGCCATAAGGAATCACCTCCTCTATTGTCAAATCAGCATTGTTTTTTATCTATGAACTTTATAATAAACAAAGTTGCTTTACACAAAAAATATAGGGTGGACAATAACTCATCCACCCTATATTTTTGATGAGACAAACCTAGCTACATTGCACTCAGTAAGTTCATAATGACACTTACGTCTCGTGCAAACATCTCAGGGTTGTCATTAACATGAGCACGATGTGATTCGTACTCATCCATGAACGTCCGATTGGTGCTCGGATATCCATGTACCCAACTAGGTTGGGTGTTGACTGGTTGGTAACACGGTAATGATGCCGTGTTACCAAACCCTTTTTGGTTTGCCATGAGGATTCACCTCCTTTCTTGGTAAGCCAATCTTTCTTTGCTTACTCATATCTAATATATCAATTAAACTCCCATAATGATTAAAATAAAAGCCGTTGGCTCACTTTTATTTTTCACAATAAGTTAATCTAACTTGAAAGGAAGTGAGATAACAATGGCAAGAGATAGTCTTAGTAAGTACGTCAAGAAACCTACTACGAAAACTCGTAATGTTGCTCAGAGGTCTGGTTCTTGGGTAGCAAATGCAGTTAAGTCTGTAGGATATTCAACCTTTGATGTACTTTCTGAATTAATGCCATCTACGATTGATGTCGCAAAGACTACAGCATCAGCAGGTAAAGATGCAGTTGAAGCGATTAAAAAGACGAGATCCTCTGCTAATACTCTAAAGAACGCAGTTGACCGTAACTACTACGTTGGATTAGGTAGAGAGGTATTCAAGAATTCACTGGAAGACTTGAAGTCTGGTAAGTTCTATAATAAAGAAAGAGCAGATAAGTTCTTCAGTGATATGAACGACGACATGATGGACATGGGTGATGATTGGGGAGATTTTGAAGATTTCGATGCTGGAGAAGATGACTTCAGTGGATCTTTAGACTCTTCAGATGGAGAGACTCATGCATCGTTTCACCGTAAGAAAGGTGGTAACAACGAAGCTACTAGTATCGTTGTAAATACTAATCTCGGTGAAGACAGTGCCTTATATCAGGCTACGAACTATCAGACAGAAACGATGGTTAATGTTGGTAGAGCTATTGTAGATTATGATAAGGCAAATACAAGAGCAATGTATACTGCTCTTGGTGGTATGCGTAACGAACTCAATGCATCGTTATCTGCAATTAATGGAAACGTAGCTACTATAGCAACGGTAGTTGGAGATACTCTTTCAAAGAGTTCAGCGTTATCTGCAAAGTATTATGAGGACAGTATCAGTCTTCAGACTCAGATATTGGAAGCTGTTAAAGCTCAGGCTCCTAATACAGAAATCAATACAAGAAAATTCCGTGACTATAATGACGTAATGGAAATGTTCTCTATGGGTGGAAGCATTAATGGTGAAGCCTATAAGAAACTTGTGCAAAAGCAGCTCAATAACTACATTGATAGCAACATGATTCTTTCTCAGCTCAAGTTCGTAGCTGGTGAAAAAGATACTCTTAAGATGATGGCTCAGAATCCATTATCTTTTATTCCAAAAGCTATTACAAAGCAACTTATTCCAAATACAGTAAAGTCGGTTATTACAGAATTTGATAACCAGTTGAAGGAAACAGCCATTGCAGCTTTAAATCAGGTATCTGGATTACAGAGATCTGATAATGCGGTTCTTAATGCAATTGGTAAAATATTCGGAGTACAAAATAAGATTTCTATTTCCTCGGTTGATAAGGGCGCGTATAATAAAGGTGCAACATCTTGGACAGGTACAGACCATCAGGCACTCACCAATGTTATTCCAACTTTATTGAGGAAAATTCATTCATCTATCTCTGGTTCAGAGGAATTAGTATTTGATTATGAGAAGGGTACATTCACGAAGTTACGTGATATGGAAACCCAGTTTAAGAAAGATGATATCTCCAGAAAGACTTCTTTATATTCTGATTATAAAGCAGAGTTTAAAGAGTTTCTTGAACAGAATGTAGCGGCTGATAGAAAGCAGAGAGAACAGTTCTCAGAAGATTTTGAGAAGTTCTTAGTTAAGCTTACAATGGATTCTGCTGGTGGTAGAACTTTCCGTAAAGGTGGACGTAGTGGCAAAGAAGCTGGTAGAGATGATATTCGTGATTTGATGGGTAAAACTTCATCAGAAGATGCCAGCGTTAAATTAGTTCGTGCATACTTAGAAGGTATGGTTGGTGTTGACAATGCCAAACTTACTGCTTTATTCGGACGTCTTCCTCAGGAACAACGTGCTCTTGTAGACCGTACCATGAGAGAAATGCAGGCTGATCCAGTTAAATATAATACCATGTATATGAATACTGGATTAGGCGAGCATAGTAAGAGTGGTAAAGGCAAAGCAAATGGCTCCTTTACAGACTCTCACTTAAATTATGCAAAAGACGGTACGACTATTATTGGCGCCACATCTGGTATCGCTAGTGGTGTAACTGATAAATTTGGTCATAATCAGACTTATTACCTTAGAGAGATTTTACAGACCCTCAATACTGGTATATATGTAGTACCAGTCGGCGGTAAACGGAATCGTAGCTCAGGTAATGGAGAGGGTGAACCGAGTAACTCTTTTGTAGATGCAATATCTGCAAGACGTAGAGATGTCATTACGTCATTTAGAACTGACAAAGATAGATATGAATCTACTAGACCAAGGGACAAAACTTCATCATATACAAGTGAAAAACGTGAGAAAGATAAGCAGAATGGTAAGCTTGATGTAAGCGATGAATTTAATCTCGATCAAGCCAAATCACACGCATCTGCTTACCATACTGCAAATAAGAGTGTAAAGGATTCAAAACCCGGAGCATTCGCTCAACTTCTCAGCATGGTACCAGAAGATACTGGGCTTGGTAAGATTTTAGCTCACTTGAATAGTGGAGTTGATAAATCCAAGAATGTAGTAACTGATGCATTCAAAAAGGCAGATAGTGCTTTATTCGCCATCGTATTTGGCGATGAGAATGGTCAGAGAGGTATCCGTGCAATATTTGACAAGACGGTTGGTACATTAAAAGCTGGATTTGTTAAATTCTCTACATTCATCGATGCAAAGATTATATCTCCTTTAGAGGAGTCTTTATTTGGAGATGATGGTCTCTTTAATAAGATTAAACAGACTGAATTCTGGAAAACCGTATCTTCAAAGTTTAAAGATTTAACCAGTAAAGCTGGCACTTTCCTTTTAGGAGAAAAAGGTTCTGATGGACTTCGTTCAGGTGGTTTATTTAGTGAAACTGCAAATGAACTGAAGAATATGGGGGCTAATGTTAAGATTGTCATCTTAGGTGAGAAAGGACCTGATGGAAAACCTTTACCACTTGAGCAGGATAATAGCGTTGTTGGAAATATAAAACGTATGTTCAATAACGTAACTTCATCTGTTAGTTCAGCTATTGGATTAGATGCAGATAAACCAAAAGAAAGTCTTGGTACAAGAATTTCTACTGGAATAGATGCAGTATTTGATAGATTAAAAGAACGTACAAATGAATTCTCTGATAACGTATTTGGACAGACTGGAAACTCTTCAGAATTCGTAAAGCAGTTCAAAGAGGATATGAAAGGTCAGAAAGGATACGTTGGTGCATCTGCTGTACTTGGTGCCGTTGGAACCATGGTATTCCATAGACATATGGGATTACTTGGCTCTATGTTTTTACCGGGTGGTCCGATTGGTGGAGCATTACTCGGAGCAGGAATTGGTATTGCATCTAAATCAACAGGTTTAAAGAATTACTTATTTGGACCTGAAGATCAAGACGAAAACGGCAATACTTATCGTACCGGTGGGCTTATCACCAAGGAAGTACAGGATTTCTTCAAGAATAATAAGACGGGTATAACAGTTGGTAGTCTTGGTGGATTAGCTGCAACTTATGGTCTATTACCTTCGTTCTTCTTCCCGGGTGGTCCAATTGGTGGAGCACTTGTTGGTGGAGCTGTATCGCTTGCAACAAAGACGACTGAGTTCCAGAACCTCTTATATGGAGAAGGTGGTACAAAGGATAATCCTACTGGTGGAATTACTGCTAAGTTAAAGCAGATATTCGGTAAAGATAAGAACATGAAAGGACTTGCAATAGACGCTGGTATTGGCGCTGGTGTAGGTCTTGTTGGTTCATTCTTCTTACCGGGTGGTCCCATTCTTAATGCATTATTAGGCTCTGCTTTATCCGTTGGTACTGCAACTGATAAATTCAAGACTTGGTTCTTTGGAGAAGATGACGGTACTGGAAAACGAAAGGGTGGAGTTCTCACTAAGTTTACAGATTTTACAAAGGAAAAGTTATTTACTCCTCTTGCTAAATCAGTTAAAATCGCCCAAAACCATATAATGGGATTTGTTGAAGAGAACATGGTTATCCCATTTAAGTATGCAATCGATCCAATTGTAACTGAAGCAAAGCATCTTGGTGGAGTAATCAAAAAGAAAGTAGACGGATTATTTAATTCCGTCAAAGAATCTATTCATACAAACATAACAAAACCAATTGGTGAAGCGGTTGATAAACATTTCATTCAACCTTTGAAGAATACTTTAAGCAAAATTTTTGGTGGTCTTGGTAAGATCATCGGTAATATTATAGCGGCTCCGTTTAGAGCAATAAGTGGTGTAGGTAAATCCGCTTATGAAGGACAGAAGAAACGTGGAGTCAAAGGATATGAGCAGGGAGTTGACGAGAAGTATAAATCAGACAGAGATGCTCTATTAACTGATGAGAACGGTAAGAAGTTAGGATTCTTTGCTCGTCTTCGTAAAACTCCAGAGAGAGTAAGTCTCTGGTCAAAGATGAACAAAGAGAAATATGACAAAGATAAACGAAATGCTGCTCAGTTTAGTGACCAAGGTGCTTATTATGAGCGTGGTCAGACTGTCGAAAGATATGAACGTCAAGCCAGAGAACAGGCTGCTGTTAGAGCTAGAGTTGCTGCAAAGGATATGGCTATCAGAAATGGTACATCTGTTTCTGCACCTTCTTATACACCACCTACTGGTGGAACTAATTCGTCAGCAACTAAGGTATCTACAAATCAACCAAGCGGTATTTCTGCAAGTGAATTTGCTAGACGTACTGGATTAAGTAGAGCTGAAGTTAGACGTATGATAAAGTCCGGTGAGATTCAGGCTACTAAGAATGGTGAGTCTTGGTCAATCCCAGAAAGTGTTGTAGATAAGTTTAAGACTAAGTCTACTAATGCAACGTCGCCTAATGCATCTGCAAAGAGTAATACAACCGGTGCATTTAAGAATAAGACTAAGAAATCTGAAACTACAAGCGGATATGAACCAGATAATACGAAAGTATCTGTATCTCCTGCTGATCAGAGTTCTAAGTCACAAGGTACATCAAAGAGTCAGAATTATTCTGCACCTAAAATTGACTCCGATTTCTATACTAGCGTAAAGAAAGATGTATCTCAAATTGCAAATTCTGTATATGGTCAGTTGAATGGTGTTGGTAGTAACATCAATAAGATTTACAGACTCTTATTGAAGAAATTTGGTGAGAAAGACGAAGATATCAAGGGAGATAATAATAAGTCTTATGTTGGATTCTTTGGTAGGATTCGTACAGCATTAAATCGTCCGTTCCAAGCAATTGGAAATATTATAACTGCACCGTTTAGAAAGATTGCAGATATTGGTCATTCATTCGTAAAGAGGATTACGAACATTGGTGGGCTTTTATCAAAAGCTGGTAAGTCTTTAATAAGTGGTCTTGGTGGAATTGCAAAGGGCGTTGGAAGTATATTAAAAGAACTTGTCAAGTTACCTCTTGATATAGCTCATACAGCACTGTCTGCTATTCGTTCAGCATTACCTGCTATCGGAGAAGTATTAAAGACAGGAGTATCTCTACTCGGAGATGGATTAAAGGTTGCTGGTTCGGTTGTAGTTGATAGTGTACAAGCAATCGGAAATACAATAGCTGGAGCCGCTAAGGGATTTGGTCAATTGGTTGGCGGAGCAATGTCTGGGCTTGGTAGTATCCTCAAATCAGTGGGATTGATTGGAGCCGAAGCTCTTAAAGGATTATGGACTGGCGCAAAAGCTGTAGGAAAAACAGCGCTCAATGTCGTTGGAAATGTTGCATCTGCACCGTTTAAATTACTCAGTGGTGCTGGCAAAGGACTATTAGGTAGAGGTAAAGTTCAGCACGTTATCGTAGATAGTGGTACACTTGATTTAGTAAAGACTGTAAAGAAAGTGAAGGAAGTTAAGGGACTTGGCGGTTCTGGTGGTAATGATGGCGGTAAACCAATCAAGCCTATCAAGCCAGCTCCAATAAGTACTTCTGTATCTGACTTTACTGGTGGATTTGGACGTAAGAAACAATCCAAACTTCATGTAATTGTAGATGGAGTAACTAAATCTGCTATCAGGAATATTATGAAAGCTCTTGGTAGTGTAAGCGTAATGAAAGCTGGTGCATTGCCAGATTTATTTGGTCTTGGTGGTGGTGAAGAAGGAACTCCTACTAAACCAGATATGATAGACAATAATGCAGGAGATACTTCAGTTAGTACAAACTTAACCGCTGGTGGACCTGCCGATGATGATACCGATAAGACAGACAATGTCGAGGCTACAGGTGGTTCTGCAATCGGTAACTTCAGAGATAAGATGAGTGAGAAGATTGCCAATAGACAATCTCAGGTTGATAAAGGCTCAAGAACCTCTCTTCTTTCAAGATTTGCTGCGGCAGATAAAGACAAAGAAGAATCTGAGTTTAGAACAAAGATGCTTACTTATCTTGGTAGAACCTCTGAGAGTACTGAAGAACATAAGTCACTCTTTAGTAGCATATTCAGCAAGAAAGGTTTAATTACGGCTGGTATTATTGCATTACTTCCAATCTTCATTAAGTTATTCAAGAACCTTAAACTTGGTGACTTATTAGTAAGCTTAGCAAAAACCGTTACAGATGGTTGGTCTGAGATTGGTGGAATTAGTGGTGCAATTAATAATCTCAAAGAGAAAATAACTCAGGGTGAATCAGTCGCTACTGGAGAGGAAACTACTTATCAGGTTGATGATGATGGAAATCTTGTATACGATGAAGATGGAAATCTCGTTACAGAAACAAATAAAGTTAGTCGTATTAGTGCGGCTCTTACTCCTACTAGAACTAGAATTGATACTGAAACTGGTAAGTGGGAGAATAAGAAAGAATGGACTGGTACTTCTGGTACAACTGTAAAACTTGCTGGTAAGGGATTGTCGTATGGTATTAAGAAAGTCGATAAAGCTCTTAATAGTAAAGCAGGTAAGGCGGTTGTTAAGGGTACTAAGAAAGTTGCATCAACTGCTGTATCCGCAGCTAAGACTGCGGCAACTAACTTCGTAACTTCTGGTAGAGATTATAATGCTCTAAAAGCTGCTGGTTCAGCATTCGCAAGCGAAGCTGGTACTGCTCAGAAGGTTGCAGGTAAAGTTGTAGGTGTTGCGGATAACGCTGTATCTAGTATAACTAAAGTTGCAGATAATGCGGTTAAACAAGTTGGTGATTCTAAAGTCATTCAAACCTTTATTGAAAAAGGTAAGAGTGCAATAGAATTCCTTATATCTAAATTAGCTGCCGCTGGAGAGAAACTTGGTCTTAATATTCCAGTTAGTAGTTTTGATGATATAACAAAGATGCTCTCTGAGAAATTCTTCAAGAGCGATGTTCTTGCAGGATTTAAAGAGAAGATTGCTAATTTTATGGGTAAAATCAGTGGACGTACTGTTGCAATTGCACTCGACGTTGGATTTGCGGTATATGGTGTCGTCAATGGTGCTGCTAATGCGGGATATCTCTTTGAGGTTAATTCGGAAGACGTAGATACCAAGATGAGACTCATTTCTGCTGTATTCAGTGGTCTTATGAGTACAACAGTTGGTTCTATTATCGATTTTATCAATAGTATGATTTATGAAATCCTTGGTATGAACTTTATCAAGGTAATTGCTTCATATACGTATAAATTATTCTCTGATGATGAAGATGCTGCGGCACTTGATGCAAAACAGGAAGACTTCACAAAGGGATATGAGGATTACGTTGAGAAAGAATACGAAGCGTACGTTAAGAGTACAGAGGAACAAGGTCAAGAGGCAATGTCCCTCGAAGACTTTAAAGCATCTGATTTGTCTACAACGAGAAGTGAGTACAATTCTAATACCAATAAGTCTCTCTTTAAGAGAGGATTTGATGCTGTCAAAGGTGTCGGTAAAGGAATTGGAAATGCAGTTAAAGGAGTTGGTTCTGGACTTAAGAAAGCTGGTTCAACAGTCGTTAGTGCTGTATCTGGTGCTGGTTCTTGGGTTAAGGATAAAGTTACTGGAGTTGGTTCTGCTATTAAAAATAGTAAGGTTGGTCAAGCTGTTTCTGGTGGTATTAGTACTGCTAAAGAGGCAATTAGTACTGGAGTATCAACTGTATTCAACAAAGGTAAGGAGATATTCAGTAATGTAGGTTCTTCTATAAGCAACATTGCTAAATCTGGCGTAGATGCGGCTAAGGGACTTGCAACTGGATATAAGACAATTGAAGATAACTTCTATAATAAGGACAATAGTTTTGCAGATTACTTCAAATCAGATGTAAATACAGTTGATGAGGATAATCCATTCCACGGTATCGTTGGTGGCGTTCTCAATATTGCTAAATTTACTATGTTCCCGAAGCTTTTAGTTGCAGGAATACTTAAGAAAGTTGGTAGAGCAATTGCTGACGGAGTTGGCAAGCTTCTTAACACAGGAAAGACTGTATTCTCTGATTATAGTACAAACCTTGCTAATATTAATCAATTAGCTCGTTCAGGTGATGTAGCAGGTTTGTCTAGTTACGAAATATCTACTTCTGAAGATGACCCATTAGGCGGACTTGTATCTGGTTTACTCGGAGTAACTAGAGTATTCAATTACCCAGTAGCTCTTGTAGTAGCTGGTGGTAAGAAGATTGTCGAGGGAGTAAAGGGAATTATCTCTGGAGTTAAGAGTGCTGCTACCGATTATAGTACAAATGTCTCCACTTTGAATCAACTTTCTCTATCTGGAGATTTGGACGGTCTCGGAAATTACGAAGTTACGACTTCGGAAGATAATCCAGTATCTGGATTTGTAAGTGCAATGGTTGGAGTATCCCGTATCTTCCACTATCCGTTAGCTCTTGTAGTAGCTGGTGGTAAGAAGATTGTCGAGGGAGTAAAGGGAATTGTTACTACAGTAGCATCAACGGGATCTCAAATCATTACAGGTTCTACAGACCTTGGAAGTCTTGCTATATCAGGAGATGTAGAAGGATTAAAGGGATATGCAGAAGTAGATGAAGAGGGTAACCCAGTCGGTAGTTTTGCAAACGCTGTATTGGGTGTTGAGAAAGTATTACTCACACCTCTTGCAATGGTAACTTCCGTTGGTAAGAAGATTAAATCTTTCATCGGAGAAAAAGTTACAGCCGTAAAAGATTACGGCACATCAGTTAGTACATTCGTATCTAAGTTAAATCAATACACTGACCCAGATAAAGACCTTAGTGGTTGGGATAACGAATCCATGGCTACAAGCGATGATGATGTAGTTGGTAGCGTACTGTCCTCTATCATTAAGAAGGTAATGTGGGTTTATGTAGGAATTGTACGAAGTGTAAAGAATGCATTCGATTTCGTTGGTGATGCTGTTGACAATATAAAAGAAGGTGTATCTGATACAGTAGACAACGTAAAAGAGGGTGTATCAAACGCAGCAAGTACGGTTAAATCTGGTGCATCTAGTGCACTTAACTGGGTATCAGACAAGGTAAATTCAGCAGGAACTGCTATCATGAACCTCGGTCGAGGTGGAAACGATGGTGGTCGTCCAGTTGGAGGAAAAGGTGGTTCTGGAGAAGAACTCAATGGAATGCCTTATTACTCTCAGAATGATCCTAGATATAAGAATAAACCGTACAGGCAGACAGGTGGTTTTGGTAGTGGTGATGATACAATCGGTGATAGTGGTTGCGGACCTACTGCAATGGCAATGGTTGCATCTAAATTCACTGGTAGAGATTATAACCCTGCTACAATGGCTCGAATGGCTGAAGACGGTGGCTACAGTACCAGTGTTGGTACAACACCGGGATACTTTAGTGCTGCTGGAAATGCTCTTGGTATTCCAAATCAGCAGGTTTCTCCAACAGCAGAGTCAGTACAAACCTCTCTTGCAAATGGAAATCCTGTTATATTACAGGGCGCAAAAGGCGGTTCAAACAATAGCCCATATACATCAGAAGGTCACTATGTAACAGCGACTGGAATAGATGGAAATAATGTAATCATCAATGATCCAAGAGGTAAAGAATACTCTGGTGAATACAGAATGTCCGATGTTATGAACGATACAACTGGAGCTTGGTCGTTCGGTGGACAAGCAGGTGGTTTTGGCAGTGGTGCTAAACGTACTGCATCAAGACTCTTAAGAGGTGGACGCGGTGCAACAGTATATGCATCTGATACAGATGATGATTCAACATCAACAAATGTTGCAACTACGGCACTATCTAAGTGGATATCTATCGTTAGAGCAGTTAAGCAAGCAATAGCAGCTCAACAACTTGGATATTCTCAGTCTCGATATACAACGATTACAGTTGGTGGACGTTCTATTAAGGTACGTACTGACTGCTCAGGATATGTTCAGACATGTTTGAAGTACTTCGGTGTAATGGATGAAGGAAAGAACTTAACTTCTTCTGATGTCCAGAATGCTGGAAACTCAACAATGAAAGCTACTGGATTTACTCCTTACAACTGGCCCGGTTGGGATAACTTGAAGGAGGGTGATATCCTTGGTATAACTGGACATACTGAAATATTTGCATATAACCAGAATGGACAGCATTATGTTTATAACTGCGGTTCTGATAAGTCTTGTAACAGTGCCGTTCCTACAGTATCTGGTCATAGTGCATATAAGACAATTTGGAGATGCGGTGCCGCAGGAGATAATGCATTATCATCATATGCAGTTGATGGTTCTAGTACGGCAGATGTTTCCTATACGGATTCGTCGTCATCTTCATCCGTAGCATCTTCTTCATCAGGAAGTTCATTTAGTAGTTTCACTGAATTATTAAGTGGATTAGCAGATGCTGCAATAAGCCCAATCAAGAAAGCATTTGGTCTTGATACGAGTGATGATTCATCAACCTCAACATCAACTTCTAGTGGAAGTTATGATAGTTCTTCATCTGATAGTTCAGCTTATACGGGTACAACAATTGATGCAGCTAGTGTTACTGGTTCATCTAATGCCCAGAAGATTTGGAACTACTTTACACAGAACGGATATTCCAAAGCAGCAACAGCAGCTATTCTTGGTAATGCTCAACAGGAGTCTGGTATTAATCCAGAATCTGGTAAGAGTGATAGTGCAGTAGCCCATGGTATATTCCAATGGGAGACTGGACGATTCGCTAATCTTAAGAATTACGCTAATAAGATGGGTGCACAATGGTACACCATTGAACCTCAGATTGGATACCTTGCCACTGAATTACCAGATTCATCTGTTGCATACTTCAACAAGAAAGCAACCTATGGTTCTAATGTAGGACATGGCGCCGCAGGGAAAACCAACTTTGAGGTAGCTGGTACAACGCCTACCACATTCGATGCTTGGAAGAACTCGACAGATGTTGATACTGCTACAAGGCAGTTTGAGGCAGCAGTTGAACGTGCTTCATGGCCCCGTATTGATAAGCGTGTCGCATATGCGAAGGGATTCTATAACGAGTATGCTAATGGTGGTTCTGGTGGACTTGATGGTGGTAGGCCTATCAAGAGAGTTTCTCAGTCATTAAGTAATAAACAGAATCAAATTGGTGGACGTGGAGAGAGTAAAGTATCTCAAGTTACATCGTCTATCAGAGAGTCTGCTTCATCAGCAATTGATAAGATTAAGAGCAATGCTACTCAGAACACCAATGACATGTCACAAATGATTAAATTAGCATTGGATTATCTGTCTAAGATTGCTGATAACACAGGAAACACAAATACTGAGTTGGAAGAGCTTAATAGCAAAGACTTCGGTGGTAGTTACTCTCAGGTGAATACTACAAACAACTTAGTGGGTACAACAGACAAAAGCGATAATAGTTCCGATAGGGATAAAACCGCTGATAGGTCAGAGTACTCAATGGCAAAGCGAGTAGCCGCAGGCTTACTCAGCTAGAAAATCATGTGATTTAAGACAGAGTGATAAGGAACAACCTTATCACTCTGCTCTTTGTTAATTAAAATGGAAAGGGGTGAATGCTCTATGGCAACGACAAAGACGTCGAAGAAATCATCAAGTTCATCAAGTACATCAGCGTCATCAACGACGAATACAATTTATACATCAGATTATTCTACATCAGCATTAGAAGATAAGGTTGATAACTCCATGCGTTTATTTGGAATGCCCCATCAGTTTATTGCTCATAATGACCCTAGAATTGGAGATAAATCAAATTTGGGAAGATGCTTTGCTGAGAGGATTGTTATGGAAGCACCGATTGTAGCTCTAAAACCCGGTGTTGCAGACTTTCTTCCCGGAATGTCAGATTCTCAGAAGAATAGTTTCTTAAATGGTGTATTGGATGCGGTCAATTCCAATGGTTCACTCAGTAGTGTATTTTCAAACATTAGCTCTGATAATGAAGATACACTTCTTTATTATCAGCATAAATCATGTTACAGTGAAATGATGGCAAAGGTAAATGTCCTTTGTAAGCTTATGGCAGTATTCTTAGGAATATCTGATACGAAAGTTCCATGGGCAAAAGGTAACGTTACTTTTGGTAAATATGATTGGCGTTATTATACACTGAAAAACCAGTTTAATGACGTTACGTTTAATACAAAATCAGGAAGTGGCTCGGTCGGAGCATTTATAAAGAATGCCATGACTTCCGCAGGTAAATCACTTATGGAAGATAATGAATGGGTTCGTTTTTATGTAGACAGTAACACTTCCTTTGGAGAATCAAACTCTAACTCTACAACCACTTCTATACTTGAAAGTTATACAGAGAAACTGGAAGGGGTTGCAAAAGAGCTTGATACAATATCAGGGATGACTGGTGTTGATGTGCAGGAATTGGCAAGTAGTTCCGCTTCTTCTGTAGATAGTTATATTCAAGAATATGCAACCGGTGATGGTGCAATAGCAACAATGCTTAGCAGAATATCTGGTGCAACAAAATCCATTATCAGTGGTGGTAATTTCTTAATTCCTGAGATATGGTCATCTTCAGAATACAGTAAGAACTATTCATTCTCAATTACACTATCAACTCCATATGGTTGTCCTGAGGCGTGGTTCCTCAACATTGGGGTTCCACTTATGCACATTTTAGGATTATGCTTACCTCAGCAGTTATCTGCAAACACTTACAAATCACCTTATCTTGTTAAATGCTATTCACCGGGTTGGTTTAACTGTAACCTCGGTATTATCGATAGCGTTAGTATTGATAAAGGTGCTGATAGTTCTTGGAATGTAGGTGGGTTACCAAATGAGGTTAAGGTAAGCTTATCTGTAAAAGACTTATATTCAACATTGTCTATCCCTGTAGAACCTTACGAAAAACCTGCTACGTTTCTTAGTACAGGTATGCTTGAGTTTCTTATGGTAAACTGCGGAGTTGATATTACAAGACAAAATATCTCAGATAGAATGAAGATTTGGGCAACTGTTTTGTCGAATAACTTTACTGACAGATTTACATCAAAACCATACGATATTCAGCAGTACTTTAAGAGTAAGATACAGGGGTTATTCAATGTAATAAATTGATAAGAGAGGTGGTAATTAATGTTTGATCCAAATTTTCCACTATACGATACACTTACTGATAGTCAGAGAGAAAAGATTGACAAATTACGACATGAAAAGTACTTTAATACGATTCAGTTGTTTAAAGGAGATCCTGACTTAGCCAGTTCATGCAATTCAGAATTTACACTTGATACCAATGATGTATTTCGTACAGACGGTACCGTTAATTTCTATGCAGGGAAAGTATATTATCCAAAGACTGAATCAACCTTGTTAGAATATAATGTCGGTATCCGTGGTGCATCATACGTCATCTTAGCGGATAGATCGGGTCCTAAGAATGAATGGAATTACGGTTTATTAGTAGATATTCCATTTATTGACGAGCGGTATGATGAAATCGTTAGACAGATTATCAATATGAAAGAAACGATTCATAGTACCGAATACTATCTCGATATATGGAGAGATAAAGTAGACCTCGTTGAAAATGGTACCGATATATGCGACATTATATAATTGGAGGGAAATATGACAAACGAAGAAATAGAAAAAGATAGAGAAGATCGTAGAAAGATTGAGCATCTACTCAGTGTAATTAATTCACCCGAGTATCAGGACTGTCATCAACGACTGAAAAATGCAGTGAACCATCTCTCATGTTCACAGGACTTGGATGTACTACCAACTAAAAATACAAGAACCTTATTTAAACAGGCTCATTGGAATACAATCTTTGTTACAGATGGCGTAAGGGGACAGCATTGTCATGATGTTGAAACTATGATATCTGGGTTCACATACATTATAGAGTGCACATTTGACAGAGATTTGTTTGATTACACGAAAGAAAGTCTACAGGAAGTTAGTACCGACGATAAGATGTGGTATACGGAAATTTACATTAACTGGGATCATGTCATCGATAAGTGCGATACAGTCTTAGAACAACTAAAACTCTTAAAGGAGAGACGTCCTGAAGTTATAGGGTGGGTATATGATAATATCGTTGGTGACCGTAGACGATAATTAAGGAGGCAATTGTAGTGGCAAAGAAAAAGAGTGCCATGCAGGAAGCGTTTGATTATCATGAGCAGTATGGTAATATCCCAAAGGATTATATGGAACGCTTGGCATGGCTTTACCAAGACGTTGGTTTCCAACAAAAACACTTAGCAGACTTGCTAGAAAAACTTGACCAATTAGCGAATGCTGATTGGAATGAAGTAAAGTACATTTTTTATATGACACCAAAACCTACACCAAGACCAAGGGTTGCTCCGAATACGTATCACTTCTACGTTAGCGGTGCAAAGATGAATCAGGATATATTCAGAAACTTTGTAGAACAACATTCTGAAATGGAATGCGTAATATCAACACCATGTTCTATGGATACACAAGTTTATATCCAAACTCCTGCTGGAATGTCTATTGAAGAAAAGGTGGCAGCCGAATTAGGGGTTGTACACAATATCAACGCTCCAGATTGGGATAATTTGGGTAAGACTTATAGTGATATGGTTCAGGAAGTATTGGTGAGTAATGATAGCTTAGTATTTCGGGGTTGTGTTCAAAAGTTTTATTCAGTTTTACCTCGTATAGAGGTTACAGTTAGATTCATGAGGCAATATGATTGCAAATATAATAAACGCTCAGTAGAAAAAAGAAAATCGTTTCAGGAAAATGAGAAGACCCTAAAGGATTTGGGTTATATTATTTAATTGGAGGAATAATCAGTATGAATAACTTACATTCTGTATACGACGTTACAGAGAAATCAGAGAAACTGCCGTTTTCTGTGGGAGATATCACCGATACATTAAGATCAGAACCACTGAATCTTGACATCAGTTGTATTATCCATACACCACAGTCGGTTATCGTTAAGAAAAGTCGTGACGATTATATGAATGAGAAGATTGCTCAGGTTGTACGGGACAAGTTTGATGTATCCGTTACATGTAGAGCAGATATGCTCGTATTTATGTAAATTAGAGGAGTCTCATAGACCATTTAGTGAGATATTTGGTCTATGAGACTTCTTTGTATTTTATTACTATGAAAATAATTAAGGAGGGAATTAAGAATGTTTGAAACAGGATATGATGCAAATATCACAAGTGCAAAGTTTTATGGAGTTACATCTAATATGTTAGATAAAATTATAAATGCAGGTAAACGTATCTATGAAGAATTGTTTGGAATTACTCCAGATTTACAAGATTTTAGTGTTGATCCACGCGAACCAATTGGACAATTGATCCAATCTAATATAGCTTTTTGGTACAGGCAAGGTTCATTTGGTAGTGATAAAGGTACTCTCAAAATTGATGTCAATACTTATATAGCGGAGGTGCCGCAAGGGATGACGGAAAACCAAGCGGTTTCAATATTAAAATGTATTATACCGTATGCAGCATGTGTGATTAGCTGTGATGATGGTATTGAAGTCACCGATTATATTAATGCCATGGTGAAAATCAATGCTAATAAAAATAATTGTGGCGACAATGAGAAATGCTCGGAATAGTAAAATCCATTTTGAGACATATTTATTGATATATTAAATCTGTATATAACGAAACCAATAAAATTAATTTCAATTTATGGAGGGAATAAATATGTTAAAAGAGGAACAAGCAAAGAACCTTGCAAACGCTAAATTCGATGGAGTTACACTTGATATGTTCAGCTCTATCGTTGACGAGAGCAAACGAATCGTCACAGAGTTATATGGGGATATGAAGGCTTTCAAGCCCGGAGTGATATCGCCACATATAATATTGTCATACAATGGTGCCTATAATAGTGACGGAACCGGTACTCTTGAGATTAAGGTTTATCTCTGTGAATTACCACGACCAAATTCAGCAGGTATAACATCGGAGATAATGATATCGGCACTGAAGAGCATCATACCGTACGCCGCATGTGTGATTAACAGTGACAACGGTGTCGAGATTGCCAAGTCCAATGTTAGTTACATTGTCAGCAACCACATTAAGTAGATAAAGAAAGCATAATGAGAAGAAGCATCTGGAACGAATCCCAGATGCTTCTTTTTTGTATTTTTTTAACTGTTGATAACAGAACGCTCTGCGTTAATCGGTGTATTAGACTTCATAACGTCTCTCTTTTGTTTCATCTTGCTTACATTGATACGGACTTTCTTTAACCCCTTTGAATCTTTCCCAGAGGTCATTGAACTTCCGGAAGATACTGCGTTGTTGTTGGTCATATCAGAACCCTTACTAGATGCAACAACATCTCCCTCTGTAACAGGATTCATGAACTTACGCTTTGCATTGTTGATATCGTTGAGTCTGAACTTATACAGACCCATTGTGTCCAATGTTTCAAATACTGTATAATTGAGAAGAGTCTCAATAAGTGCAGCATCATTCACATCGTCATCTGTGATACCAACTCCCGATTCCATTGCAGCTTTACTACAAGACTGAATCGAACCAATCATCATAGCCTCGAACAATGAACCACCGATGTTTCTTGCAAGAATCTGTGACTGGTTTCTTGCAATCATCTGAGAAAGAGCACTTCTTCCAGATACAGGACAATCCGAATTGTTCAGATCAGTGTCATCAATTACAGCCGGATTCATCTTATCATCAAGATACCCTTTAACAGAGTTTAAATTAGTCTTGATGTTTACGAACAGATCTGTCCAGCTTACCGTCATCATATCAATTGCAGGGTTACTTGATTTTACATCAGGAGAACCCATCGGGTTTCCAAATCTGCTGATAATAACTTCATCAGCAGGAACTGCCATGTAGATAAGATTTACCATACCCATAACGAATTCTTTTACTTCACCCGGAATTGTCTCAGGAACACCAGATAAGACGTTCTCCAATTCCTCGATGAAATGCTTAGCAGTTTCCCACTTTGTTACAGGTGGTTCGTCTGTAGCAACATTTCTTCCGAGAGTCTCGGGTCCTTCCAATACGGACTTAATGTTCTTGCAGAGTAAGGATACGGTAGACTTAAATTCTCCCCAAGTTGGGTCGTCAAAGAGTCTTACCTCAGCATCAGACTCAAGCAATGAAGCCATGCGACGTTCGTTTGCTGTATAGATGGTTGAGTCCAGAGAGTACTTATATTCTCTCTTCTTACCATTTTCTTCGTCAGCTAAACGCTCTGATGCGTTGATTCTGGTATCGCAGAAACGTATTACCTTCTTTACGTTAGCCAAGCACATCAGTTTTACGCTATTCCATGTACTTGACTCATCGTGGGCTTTAGTAACATCACCGTTTGAGGCAAATCCTCTAGCGTTGATAGTATCGATTAAACTAATGAACCCGTTTATCATCGTAGCGATGTAAGACCATGAAACAACTGATGATACCAAGGAATCGTCGATGTCCACCAATCTCTTGTTAAGGTCTGCGAACATGTCTCTTGCCTTTTTATACCTTTCAGCCGCCAATTTATACTGCCCGGAAGAATACAGTTTGTTGGCTTCTTTTAAAGTCTTGGAGCCGTCTGTCCTAAGTTTACTGAAATATATTTTCAGAGACTCTACGTTAGCACCCTCCAATGTGATTTCACCGTTGGCTAATTTTTCAGCCAGTGACTCTTCTGTTTCAGTAGGTTGGTCTTCGATGCTATCAATCTGAGACATCTGGTCGATCTCCTTGAACATATCTGCACGTTCCTGACCCTTTTCTTTCTCATCCTGAACAACATCAGCAACTTTTGACTTAATGAGGTCAATGATTTCGTCTTTACCAAGGTCAATCAACTTATTGTCAAGTTCATCTTCCTCAGCATCCGTTAAATCAAACTCATTATAGATATCGCCTGTCTCGTCTGCCTCTTCGCAGATTCTTGTAACTGCTTTGTTTACAGTTGCCTCGATTACAGACTTCATGCTCTGTAGGAACGGAGTCCACTTACTCTCCTCAACCTTAGAGTCTTCGCAGTTATCGTCAATGTATCCAAGTACATCAGAGATTGATTCTTCGATCTGGTCTGAAGTAGAGTCTTTCAACTCATCATCTAACCAATAAGCCTCGTAAATCATCTCATAAAGAACCTTCTGTCTAAGATACTCAGTACCTTCCTGAACGAGACGCTGTCTCATACCAAGTTGGTACTTTGCAATATTCTTACCACCCTGAGCGTATGCCGCAGATTCCATAGTTGATGTGAGTTGTAACTGCTGTTCCGTAGCCTGATTAGCAGCCTCTAATGCCGCTGTAAAATCCGGTGTTGAGTTTCCTAATCTATTCGCCTCGGTCAATGCAACTACATTTCGTCTCTGCGCATTACGCATATTGATTTTACTCTCAAGCATCTGAGATGCTGTTTGAGTCTGTGGTCTTGGTGTGCTAAAAACACTTTCCTTTGCCATTGCCTTGTTTCTCCTTTCTTTGAATTATATGCTTGTTTTTGAATGGTTTAAAGCGTGGTTATTGTAACGTCGCTTGCCTTAAGTGTCAAATACTCCGGTACAAAATCAGGTTGAGGACTGTCATCCATCTCATTAATCATCCGAATAACCTGATACTTCGAATCATACCCATTGATTGAATAGAATATAGCATATTCAATCTGATCTGTAAAGGTATTATGAAGCTTATAGTCTAAGATAGATATAAATGCCTGATTCGTTCCAGTAGAAAGTTTGTTAATCTTCTCAAAGAAATCTTTGATAAAGATACGAACCTGTTCCAAGTAGTCTTCCTGTATAATACCACTATAGAACTTAATACCAATTGCAATATCGCAATTGACACGGTTGATAATCTCTTCTCCCTGACCATATCCAATGTAGAAACTTCTACTACGACCATATGTGCAATAGAACTTCATGTTGATAGTAAACATTCCATGCAAAGAATTTGTAACTTTTGTAAGAAAGTCATGCTCTGATGAAATATCTGTAAGAATCTGGTCAATGTCACAATCATCTGACATCAAGAACTTAGCACCAAATAATGGAACCTGCTTAATGAAGAACCCAAATCCCGCAGAGGTCTCTGGCTTATCTTCAAATACGACATGAGACCTTACCAGATTTAATGGATATGCGAAGTAGAATTCATTTTCCTGCGGTGTATAAATATTGCAGAGAGTAGAATCCTTTACGATGTCAATATCTGTATAATTATGGTCTCCACCATCCTGATCGTCATAAACGTAGAAAATAGCAAAGTGTAAATCAGGACTCATCATATCGATTAGTCTCTCATCAGTACCATCATCTTCACGCTTTGATAAACCAGTGAGAAGTATTCTCTCGTTGTCTATCATATCAGATGTACCAATTCTTGCAATGAACGTATAGATATAATCATCCGATACGTTATCTGCATGGTCATATGTCATACGAACGTAATTTCCAATAACCGTATTAAAGACAATCAACACTTCCATTTTAGAAGTATCAATATCTCCATTGGAAGACTGTAACTGGAAATTCTGAGATTGAATGTCGTTGAATACACCATCAACTCTTGCAAGTTTCAGTGTAATCGTATACCCATCTTCACCATGAATTGCATCACGGCAAATATTGAGATTATTTATAACAAAGTTAAACGGTGAATTCAGATTGAAATAGGTATAATCCATTTCCACATTCTTATTCACTGTATTCATGTAGTAATTAACCTTATTCGGTTTGGTTGTAATAACCATTAATGCCGATAATGCATACTCGATATCCTCATCAGGATCATCAGCATGTTTCTTTACGACAATAGATGCAGTTTCATCATCCTCATATCGAAATACTGTACCCGGTTTTACAATATATTGACGAAGAGATTCAAAGTGCTCATCAACATCAGCTACTGCTAATCTAACATTGAGAGTATTCGTAGGGAAGATATCTATCCCATCACCGATTCTAGTGAAGCAACCGTATTCTCTTCCAGCGTAATCATCTCTCTGTTTTACAAATACAGCACTATGCTCGTATATAGAGGCAAAGTTTGTAAAATAGGTTGTAAGGTCATTATCCGTTGTATAGGATTTAACCGTAACCTGAGCCTCTGCTGTAAGCCGTTTAATGTTATCCAAGGTAAGTTGATCTCTTCCACCAGAAGAACTACCTTGGGTTAATCCCATAGGGAAAATATTTCTGTTGTATGCAATACTCTCGTCATCTGTTGCAGCTCTAATAGAGACATCGATACCGTCTTTAAAGAACCCGAAGTTTCCAGCCGCACCATTAGTCATATAGACATAAATCTTTAACGTAGAGTTATAAGCAGGAACCCAATATCTATCATCATTTGCAAATGATAAACGGAATGAATCATCTCCTGTCATCTTATAATAACAGAATGGAGATGTAATTGGAGCCGTTGTATCCATTTTCTTTGTCAATTGTGTCTCTACGGAACTTCCAGCCTCCGAATAAAACACCTCAAAATTGCATAATTGATTATCAAAGTTCAAATCAATATAAGGAATATTGAGAATGCTATTTGTATTGATAGGTTCATATAAAGTTTTTCTTTGGTACTGGTAGACGTTGACACGCATTACAAGCCAAACATCACCATTGATTAATGTCTTCATTGTCTTGATAAACGGTACATCTTCAGAGGCAATTTCATTAACATGATCCATGTCATAAAATGCCATGTGATTATACTCTCCGTTATATAAGGTAGAACGGATTTTGATGTTATAAGGAATACTATACCTTAAGTCATCTACCAAGATAGACATATCCGCATCAAGGGTAAACTCTGTATGGTCTTCAACCGCAGTTGAATACTCTATGACGTTATCTTCTTTAACGAGTAAGAGCATTGACATTTTTGCTGGAGCCGCAAGTATATCTGTAACTCCATAGTTCGCAGCCTCTCCATAAATGAAATCAGGGAGTTCTGCTTGTCCGGGCATACTCTCGTTAATATACCTTCCCATGATATTAATCATGTCTTCTGTCGTTGAACCAGTAATGTCTAAGAACATTCCAAGCGTACCTACAGAAGCTAATGCTAATTGGTCAGTATCAAAATATAAAGGAAGAATTTCTTTCTGATAGAAATCTTTGATCGTATATACCGAACTGTAATCTGTCGTACTCATATCTATTCACTTCCTTTCTTTTATAATAAGTAGAAATTAAGATGGACGGAACCGTAATGCATAAAGCTCCGCATCCCTGCTAAATCCTGTACCCTTGGTTATAGATGCAACATATGGAGTTCCGCTCCAAGTATTACCACCACTTCCAATATCAGGAATATAGTTTGCCTTATAGCGGAAATTAGAAGAACTACCTCCACTATTATTATTGAACTCGTTTAAGTTCACCAAGCTCATATCCTCTCTTGCAAAATATGCATAAGATACATTCAAACTTGGATGATTGAGCTGAGTATCTCCATTGAATGAGAATACACTCTTATTTACATTAAGAGGGAAACACCCAGTATATTTACACCAATACCTGATAATCATGTCTTCTGCATCGAGTAAGAAATAGTAGATATCACAAGCATAGTCTAATTCTTTCCCCCAAATATAATCGTCCTTTGGTTTAAGCGAACCTCTGTACACCCCACTCTCATAGGCACACCAAAGCTGGTGTAAGTGAGTAATGGCGGCATTATATGTCTCAGGGAACGTCAAACTTATCGTACCTGCTGTCATAGAACGAATGTTACTCTTTGCATACTGGGTTTTATATCCAGTAAATGTCTCACCCGTCTCCAGTGTATCGATAGACTCATCTGATACATCCAATGACATTATCGTATTTGACAATAATGGATTGAAATGATGAGCAGAAGAAAAACCCTTTGTAAGAGATTTTGCAGTCTGGGGGTTTGCCTTCATAATATAATACAACTGAGGGTCGTTTGCAACCTGTGAAAGAATCTGATCTCCGCTATATAAGTTTAAATCAGGTCTGGTGAATACAACGTAACCAATTGTATTATTCATAAAGTAATCAGGATACTGAATACGAAAACGATTGAATTGCGTATGGAATAATTTGTTTAATTCCAAGCGTGTATATGCAGAAGGAACATTCAGATTTCTCTTAATTGCTTTGATACTATCTAAGATGTCTTTCTGTATGGTTACTGTATAATCGTATATATTACGACCAGTATTTGCGTTCTTCCCTTTGTATGTAGGGTAGCTATTATCGTTCGTTATTATCGTATCAGCTTTCCTTGTACTCGTTACAGGTTTTGATGTAGATTTAGTGTATTTACTTACGGATAAGTTTTCAAAAGAATATACCTTATTCGAATCCGTTGTAGGGATTGAATACTCTGTCGAACTACTTCCAGTGGAATTGTAATTCCTTGTAACAATCGCACTGTTTGTAGAGACATTCTGGTACTTGACATTTCCGTCTTTGTCTTTATAAGCGATTTGAATTGTTGAAGTCGCCATCCAAATACCTCCTTTCTGTTTCATCTACACTTAGATTTTTGTGGAGAACGACATAATTCAAAGAACAGAACAGAACGATATTAAACGATTGCAATGTAGAAAGGGAATCTAAATTGCAATTTGTGTACTAAGGAGGTATTTGTAAATTTAATAATCTCTCCCCCGCAAGATTACAGTCTTTTAAAAAGCATTTAAGGGAAAGAGAGGTAAAATAACAATGCCCAATGATATTTCAGAGCGTGCAACATTGGCGCAAACTAGTTCAGATTTAAAAGAGGTTGATAACTCTGAGATTATATCAGTTCGTCGTGAGGGAAATGAGATCCGAACTCATATCAATTTTCCGACATCATGTATTACTGTACTTGGGGAGGGACCAGTAAATTTATCGCTTACTTATAACGTATCGGTGGATGCTCGGTCGCAAGTTCTCAATGATGATAGGGTAGTAAAAAACACGGAAAATAATACAACAATAGCAAATGGGGATAGCGTAATTAATGCTATTGGGGGGATTCTCAGTGGTTTATTTAACATCTAAAATGTTTTAATATAGAAGGAAGAAGTTTATGTAAGTTATTTTAATGGGAATATTAGGAGTTAGTTAAGAACTGGGCGGATATACTTGTAATTTGTAAGTATCATGAAGTCAATTGGATTCATGGGATTCCGTAAAATAATAGATAGGTAAGAACTTGATGTAACTATAGTTCTTACCTATCTATCTCAGTTTGTCCCACCTTCTATTTTTTTGTATCGATATGGGAAATTCTTATTGTGTAAATATTCATTACTATATTAAATACTTATATGGAAACAAGTAAACCGTTCTAATGGAGGTAATGAATATGTCAAATATTAATTTTGATAAAGTAGAAACTATACTAAACTCAATCGACCCAAAGAATGTATCCTTGGAAGACAGCATCAGACTTGCAAGAGCCTGTAACGTATCTGAAGATGAGTTATTTCATTCAGCCGATGAAGTGCGAAATTGGTTGAATAACAGTGATAGAGTATTTCGCTTGTAACCTAGAAACAACAAACGGTCAGTTATCATGAAAGGAGGTGACCTAATATGATAACTGACCATCTATTTGGTAATATCAACAACTCTGTTGTTGGTGTTGTTCCAGGATCTCTGATTTCCCAGAACCAATATCGTGAAACTCGAAGTCCGACCACGACCAAAAGTTTCATGAGTGAGTACGAATATAACCGTGCTCACATTAATGATGACCCCGAATCATTTTCTCGGGATATGCGATTCATATTGAATGCATTATCTTAGTGTATTAAGATACGTCATTAATTATTAAAAATATAGAGGGAGATGATTAAAGTCACCCCTCTATATTTTTTTTGTATATTTATATAGTGAGTATTTAGGTTGCTTCTATTTTAACGTATGGAACAAAAGATTAATATTATATAGAAAGAGGTGAAATAAATTATGGGCGAAATTAGAGATGCTATTGACACTTTAACAGAGCTTAAAGCAACTGCTGCATCAGCAGGTATCTATAGCACCAAACGTTCAATTTCTGCATCTGCAATGGAAGGTACAGCAAACTTCCCTGTATTGGTAGATGATTCTACTCCCATAGATGACAGTCTGCTCATCTCAAGAGCAGCAGAAAAGAAATTCGCATCATTCTTATTGACGGTACTTACCATGGAACCTTACCTTGAGGTGACAAAGGGTGAGACACCTAACGCTGCTGATTATTTGAAACAGTTCCATCAGAATATACGTGTGAAAGATGCTACGAAAGGTCTTCACATTAGTCTGACCGATTTCATCAATGAGTCAACAGATGTTGAGTACACCGCAATGGAGAGTGAAGCGTTTCGTCTGGCAACTGCAATCTATGAAGGGGTAGCTCGTTCAATACCGCAGGATATTAACGTTCGCTGTAACTATACAATTGAAGAGGTTACAACCCCTTATACGTTAAACGATCGTTTTCGTATTTCAGCACCTACTATGGAAGCTGATACGTTTGTCGATAAGCGTACGGCTGTTGCAAATCTCAACACTGGCGGTGGAGATGTTAAGGTCGAAAGTCCTAACGCAGTTGTAAATGACAGACGTCATACAACCAATAACAACGTTAATGTCACTCCAACGGTCAATGTTACAAACAAAATGCCCGAAACGAAACAACAGGCTGCTATAAAGCAGAATGTTAGAGACAGAGGTGCTCAGTGGAAACCTCTCACGGATAATGACTGCAAGAAGGCAAACGACTTAGTCCCGACCCTTCTTCATATCAGAGTTTATCCTATCGATAAATATACAAGAGAGGAACTTACTCCGATTGATTTCATCATGGGTGTAAAGGCAACTCTTCATCCAATTCCAGTTGATGAGATTGTCCGTATGACAGTTGCAGGTATGCGTAATGAAAACGTCGTGTTCAATTTTATTCGTTGGACAACTGGCGAGATTAAATTCTTTAAGGATTTCTTATTTGCCATCGATACCATTAAGATGGATGCAAAAGATGCTGGTAATGATGTAACCGGTTGGAGACCTGCATTAAAGAGAAGAAAGAATGCATCGAGATCGGCTCTTCACGTATCAAAGAACTCCATTTTACCAAATGCTTCTTTGGTTATATCTCAGCCGACTATCGAGTATATCAGAGATACCTATGGATATGACTTATCCGATGAACGTATCATCAATAGAATGATGGACGTTTATTTTTTGCTCGGATATATCGTTGTAAACCCTGTTACTCAGAGAGCAACTTTCAGGTTCGATGGTATTGAAACAACTGATACCTACACTTATGATACGCTCCGCAGGGAGAATCAGAGCGATGATAAAGCATTTAAGAACATGATGAAGATGTTAGGAAGGAGTATGTGATGATGACAAGCAGAAGTTGGTACCCTGATATTGTAAAGGTATCTTCTATCGTAACGGAAGCATCTACTCCCGAAGATAAGAAGTATATTCAGGGTATGAATAAGGATGATATCCATCAGGTAAACGGTACCTTGGTGAGAGAGCTCTATAAGAGCGTATTGGACAGAAAAGATTGCGATTTTGGAGATATTCCTGACTCAAAGGGTGATATCGCCAAATGTAAATATTACAAGTCAACGCAGGAAAGTTTAGATGTACTTACGGAACTTATGGTTAAGAATGCGGTTCCGACAACAGACGTTGATATTGTGAAAGAATCAGTCGCAAATATCAAACGATTTAAGCCAACTTTCGAGTTAGCTTTCCAGTTAAAACAAGATTATTTGATTTTGTTTTATAACACAATCGTAATGGCGGTTATCGACGCAACGTCAATGATTATCGCCGACTACATGAATTATCTATTGGGACCCGAGCAGTCTCAGTACGATACCGTTAAGTCAAAGAACGACAAGGGTCGTGGGAGGATTTCGTTGGATAATCTTCAGAGATTTAATGGGGAAGTTAAGGTGGGTCACTTTGAAACGATGGCGAACTATTTGTTAGATGCCCAGAGGAAAAATTTCACTGGAACTGGAGTTGTTATCACTGGGATTGTCATCACGGCATTGGTTTCCATTGTTCCGATTACAAGGGAGCTCATCTATTTTTATTACAGAACGAGGGTACAACTGTCTGACTATTTAGATATGCAGGCGGATTTCCTCGAACTCAACAAACTCGGTGTTCAAGCATCGAACAAATCTGCACAGCAGAAAAAGGACATACTTAAAAAACAGGAAAAAATAATTCTTCAATGTCGGAGAAGATCCGACAAGCTCAAAATCAATGATGAGGATATCGGTGCCCTCGCAAAGAAACAGGTTGCCAATGACAACAAAGGTTTCTCATTGCAAAACATCGAAAAGCAAATTTTCTCGAACAAGATGGATGGAACAGGTTTCACCATCGTTTAAGAATTTTGCATTTTGTACAAAATACAAAGTTAATGAAAAGGAGGTAAGTAATCATGTCTAATTTGGCGACTATGATTATGGAAGGTACGTCCATTGGGACGGGACACCTTCAGAGACATTACGATCATGAAAACGGCGCTGGATTGATTGCTATGGAAAGTGCCGAAGCTCTTAGAGACATCTTCGAGGCTACCTTCTATACGCCTAATACATGCACTATTGCCGCCGCAATGGAAGGATATTCCAGTGTAGAGGAATCTGCTACGCATTCCGCTATCATGGAGGCAGCAGTAAACAGTGCGTTTGAAAAGATCAGACAGTTCTTCATTAACTTGAAGGACAAGGTCAAAGAATTCATTCACAACATCAAACGTTACCTCTCCGGTATCTTCAGCAACGACGAGAAATGGGTGAAAACCTATGAGAAAGATCTTAAGGCTATTAACTCCGCCGATCTGAAGGACTACAAGGTCAAGATGTATGATTACAGCCAGATTATTCCGGCATTGACAAAGACGCAGCTTGCTGAAAAGGCAACTTCACTCACTAAGGATACTGATGATGCAATCAAAGATATCCGCACTGCTTCGTTAAAGAGACGCAACGATGCAGTTGATGAGGACGCGTTAAATGACAAGGCCAAGGAGGATTATCTCGGTTTTATCAAAGACTTAGTTGGTAAATCAATCGATGAAGACGAGCTGGCAAAGGCTCTTTGGTCAAAAATGCGTGGTGGTGCAGATGATGAAAAAGACAAAGAAGATCTCCCTGTTGCATCAAATATCAACATGATGATCGATACTCTTAAGAAGTCCTCAAGTGAATTGTCTGCATATGATACGGCGATCAGCAAGACCGAATCAATGTATACGGCTGCGGTTAAATTGGTTGATAATGCATCCAATAGCCTTAAAGTCAACGATAAGACGGGTAATGCAGGAGCTGTTGCTCAGGCGTCAGCAGCCCTTAGAGTTTTTTCGTCTACATTATCCAAAATGCAGACAGCACAGAACTCGGCTTATCAGGCAGCTAAATCTGCACTTTCAGAAAGAAATCATGCGTACAAATCTGCGCTTACTGGTGCATTTGCGTATGCCAGAAAACATAAAGGAGGTAAGTAATTATGTCTAACCTTGCTTCAATTATTATGGAAGGTGCGAGTGTTCCTTCTGGTGAAGTTGGTATGGGATATGATTTTAGTAACAGTATCGTTGCTGAGTCTTCCTTTCTGACTTCTGCATGTGCGACATTATTCAGTGACATTATGGAAGCTGACATGAGTTACATGGTAGCTGATGTTGTTGGTGCTGCACAGGTTATTCATGAGAGCAGAATCGGTAATACTGTTGATAACGCATACATTACCTCCATTCAGGAGGGTGTTGTCAAGAGTGGAATCGAGAAGATCAAGAATGCATTCCACAAATTCATCGCAAAGATCAGAGAGTTTTACAAGAGAGTAATCGAGTGGTTCAAAGCCATGTTCTCTAACTCTGAAGATTTTGTGAAGAGATATGGAAAGATGCTTCAGGATAAGTCTAAGAAAGTAAAAGACTTCCATTATACCGGATTCAAATACGATTATACAGCCGGTGACAACAAAGCCAAAGCCGACAAAGATAAAGTCGACGGAGTGATCAAGAAACTGCTTGCAGATTACGATGTTGGTTTGGAACCAATGGACACTAAGGAGTTTCACAAGAAAATTGATGCCACCCTTGGTGCCAAATTTGATGAATCTGCTGAGACATCGGTTTCTGACAAAGTTGATCAGTTTCTTTCCACAGATTTCAAAGCGAATGATACATCAGAGTATCAGTCTGATCTGGAAGAAGTATATCAGGGCGGAGCAAGCAGCAAGAGCGATATCAAGGATTTTGAGGGTATCGGCATCGATAAGATGATCAACTTCCTCAAAAACTCTTCTTCTCAAATCACAACGTATCAGAAAGATTTGACAAAGTATGAAGAGAATGTGAAGAAAGTTATCAGTAAACTCGATAAGTATGCTGCAAAGGATGGCGAAGAAGGCGGAGAGAACAAGGTTCGTAATGCATCTTATGTATCCAGCCTTATTTCGGCATATCTGAACCTTTACAAGATCCCATGCAATGTTCAGATCAGTATGAATAAGACCATTGCCAAAGAGTGGCTCGGCGTGCTCAAGAAGTTCTACAACTTCAAAGGTAACAAGGGTGCATTCGAGAGCGCAACTGATGAGGATCTGGTTGATCCGGAAGCACTTGGTACAATTGAATCTGATACACCGGATGATATCCTTGACGATGGAAAGGATACCGGTGATACTGGCGCTGATGACGGTGGCAAGGGCGGTTCTTCTAAGGATGATACCGCTGAATGTGCTACAGAGTCTGCAATTGCAAGTATTCTTGAAGTTGCAAACGCTTACAGATTATAAGCGACCCCATCCCGAATAGGGATACACGTAATAAAGGACAGAGGAGTAATTCCCCCTGTCCTTTGTTCTTTTGTACCAAATACAATCTATTAATAGAATAAATCTTAGAAAGGAGTAATTCTCATGAATGCATTATTGGAATTTGATTCCTTTGATGGGACATGCGAAGCTCTCTCTATCATCTACGGTGTACAGGAGTCTGATACAGAGACATTCAAATCATTTGTATATTCTGGATATCTTATGGAATCTGGTGCATCATATGACGTTGTATTAGAAGGAGTTTCCGACATATTCAAAACCATTGCAGATGGAATCAAAAAGTTCATTGAACGTGTAAAAGAATTCTTCAAGAAAGTTATGCTTTATATTACTTCTGCATCTGCTGACTTGGATAAGGTTGCTGATGAAGTAAAGAAAGTTATAAAGGATAAAACCATTGACTTTACCATTGATGGTTATAAGTTCACTGTTCTTGATAAGTCTGGTCCAAATATGAAAGAGTTTCAGAATATCGTTTCAGAATATAATTCTGATATGGATGATATTTCAAAACTCAAAGACGCAGAACTTAAGAAAAAGATTATCGATTGGATGAGCGATAATCATCTTGACAAGTTAAGAGGGGAAGTCCTTGGTACCAATGATAATATCTTGGAAGACGAGTATCTGGAAACCGTTCGTTCTTATTACAGAGATGGAGAAAAGGATACCCATGATATCAAGGTTGATAACTCTTACGTCAATGGTATCATCTCTCATGCAAAGAAACTTGAGGATACAAAGAAATCATCCATTAAGGATAGAGACCAGCTTGTTACATTACTATCCAAATCGGAGACGTTCTTTAGCAAGTCATTACCTACGATGTACAAAGGTAATCAGTTGCAGGCAAATACTGCTAAGATTGATACCACTAACAACAGGTTTTCTACAACCAGTAACTATCAGAACGTAAACGACTCTTCAATGAAAGTACTTAGTACTTATGCAACTTTCAAATCAAGACAGGTAAACAAGATTGCATCTATGATTAATCTGGTTGCTTGTGAAAGAGTTAATGCATTAAGAGACCAGATTAAACAGGAACGTGTTATTCTTAGAAAATGTCTTTTCTCATCAAACGGTACTGGTGAGGATAAGACTGATAAGATTAATGAATCAGTTATTCCTGTATTCCAGAATACTGGATACGAAGGAAGAGATTATATCAGTTATGCGATGGAATCATCTATTCTTGACCATCGTTACTATGACCAGTTAGCTCAGAGAGCTCTTGTAAATGAGGCTGTATTCTTAACGGAATCTATCAATACAAAGCAGGTTCACTGGTTATTGGAAGCTGATATGAACTCTGGTGCAGGTAAAGCCAAAGCTTTAATTGGAGACATCATTGAATCCGTTGTAGCAACTTTCAGAAAGAAAGCAATGGGAGATGCTACTAAGTACAAACCTTGGATTGATGAAATCAAAGATGGATTAGCTGATAAGGCTAAACAGAAACAGGAGTTCAAGATGGCAAACTTTGCCGATGCTGATTACAATGGTATGGCTACAAAGATCACCTCAGCCATTAAGAAAGCTTATTCCTCTAAGAACTATGAGGATGTATCTTTCGCAAAGGATATCATCAATTCATTTGATTCCTTTGATAAAATCAATGATGACTCTAGTAGAACCATTATGCTTAACTACTTCCGTACAGGAAAAGCAGATGAGAAACTTGATCAGGTTACTTTAACTGGTGATAAACTTGCTGGTAAAGTTCCGGATATGATTAAATATATCGAACAGTATGGTTCTACTGTAACAAAACCATCAGAGAATATCAGCAGTACATTTAAGTCATCAAGTGAAGGTTTCCCTGTAACAGAATCTATGATTACAGGTAGTACTTATCTTGACTTAATTGGTCGTACAGTATGCGAGAGTGATATCATTCTCTGTACAGACTACAATTCAATTTTCTCACCTGTATCTGAAAGTGTAGGTTCTATTGTAACTGAAGCTGGAGACGTAAAGATTGGACGTGGAAATGCTGGTCTTAAAGGAGCCAATGCAAGTATCGGTGACTCTGCAAAGGCTACTGGAGCCGCTGGAGAAAAGGATGCAAAGGGCAATGCTAAAGATGCAGTATCTGCAACTGGAGTTGAATCTACTGATAAAGATGATGCCAATAAGAATACCAATGAAACTGGTATCGGAGAAAAGAAGACTAACAACTCAGCAGTTACTTATAAGAAGAACGTAGATCGTTTCTTCAAGAATTGTATCACTCTCTATATCAAAGCTAGAGAGGAACAGTTCTTAGCATACATCAACGCTCTTTCTGATATTGATGGTTCAAGACCTAAGTTCGATAAGAACGATAAGTATATCTCAAAGGCTAATCAGAAGAAAGAGAAAGAAAAGGATGCTGAGGCATTAAAGACGCAGTCGAAATAAAACGATAAAGATGGAAGAGAAAATCCAATTCTCTTCCATCTTATTCTATTTTGAGACTCTTTTTATAACAATCTCTGTAGATGAGTCAAAGTAATCACCATTCTTTACAAATGATGCTTTGAATGATGACAATCTATAGTTGCCACTAAAGTTCTTTATAATACTGGTAACGTCTGTAACTACCTTATACTCCTTATTTGGTGTTAAGAAACTTATATCACCATTTAAGCAGGTAAACTTTATCTGGTTTTCCTGTTCCAGTTTTCTTCTTTTGTATTGTTCTTCCTCATATGGGTTATGACCATGGTATGTCTTGGTGTTGTAAGAACCAGAACCATATGTAGAAGTAACTCCCGAACTGACATTTGATGAACCACCGTTTGTAGTATTGATTAAGAGCATATTATTACCCTCAACCTGATCACTAACAGATGATGCATTTGACTGTTGATACTGGTCAAGACCAATGTTATAATAAACAGCATTATCCTTTATTAATACACCGCTAGGTACATTATCACTTGATGAAGCATCGCTAATACAGAAGTTTACAGTCTTCGGCTCATTCTTAGCCCATGCTGTACATAACCCATTCATACGAGTAACGTATAGCATATTGTAATCAAAGAATATGTAAGTACCTTCCTGATGCCAACCATATTCTTTTTCCATCTCAAGAAGATTTGCCAATAATGTCTTTGGATGAACAATCACTTCACTTAACTTTGAAGGATTTGTAAAGTTAGACAACATCATTGGTTTTCTACAACCTGCTTTTGATAACATCCAAGCCATAAGTTCCAATTGAGATACATTTGATAATACCCCATTAATCATCTTCTTTGTCAGAGATTGATCGTCTTTCTTTACAAGTGGAATTGTTTCCTGATTAGCTAAATCTTCAGGTGCAACATCATCATCTGTCATCTGGTTTGCTTTTCTAATAGATTTCTCTATCTTAGTACTAGAATCTGAATTAGCATCTGATTTTGTATTGAGTTTCACGAAAGTATCATTCAGGTAAATCTTAGGGTCTTTCTTTTCCCCATTTTCAGATTCTTTATAAAACTGATTAATACGGATATGAAATTCCGTTTCATCATTAATAGCATTAGAGTCTATCTTACTCAATGCAACGTCGAGCATTAATATCGGATGATGGTCATTGTCATAGTCTTTCTCGCAATATAATCCAGTTATTTGAGCAGGTTTTAGTGTTCTAGTAGTTCCACTAGAGAACTTTATCTCAATATTAACCTCGTACTTGCAAGATTTCCATTTATTTGAACCACTACCGAGTAGATTTACAATCGACATGTATTAATTCACCACCTTTTATAAATCTTTAAATTCTGAGAACTTATAATCACCAAGTTCAACCATTAATGAAAGCGAATCAATGAGTACAGCCAAATTATCACATTTGATATCGCAGATATACCCATATCTTTCCTCCTTTATCATAAGGTCAACTATGAAATCAATGTCTCCACCAACTGCTGTAGTAATTGAGACATACTCCCCATTACAAAAGAGATTAAGTCTCTTGTAATCATTCCTTTCAAGATAAGCTCTTAAATATGGAACCAATCTATGAACTGGTGCGTATAACATTGTTTCATCTGACATATTTCTTGTAATATAAAGAACACTAGGTTCAATATAAACCATTGCTTCTGGTACATTGTTGAATAACACATCAGTTGAAATCTCTGATACGATATGCGTAACGAGAAATACACGATAGTCCATTTGTCCACCAGTGACTTCCATTAATCCAGTTGACTCATACTCATTTAGAACTTTCCATAATTCCTCGTCAATTGGAATTGGTAATAATGCTCTAGCAATAGCGATATAACTAGCCATTGATAATGAAGCAGAAGTCATTATGTTCTTAACAAACTCTGGTGAGTTTGTGAGTAAAAATCTAAGACTGTTGGTTGATAATAACTGCATCAACCTTGGTAACTGGTCTGCCATCTTGATAATACTAGCCTCATCCAATAGTTTACCGTTATCATCAAACATAGATGTCACATCACCACTATGCTGTAGGAATAATACCTGTAACTCGATAGAATATCCTGCTTTATTCTGCCCATGCATAAGGACTATATCTTTAAAATTCTTGATATAACCGGGAGCGTTCATTCTCCAACCGTATTCATTATAACGCAGGTTATCATCTGTCATAATATCCATCATTGTTGCAGTATTGAACTTCTCTTTTGTAAAGATACAATAGTAAATCATGTTATTCTGATTAAGACTATCACCAATCTCCCATAGAAAATTTGACAGCTTAGTCTTCTCGGAATTATCTTCAACTGGTAAAGACCCGAGGTTTAACAATACTGAATCCAATAATCCACGATAACCGCATTCAAGAACAGTTTCCAGATACATATGTAACAATGATATATCGTAATCCTTATATAAAACAGGAATACCATTGTCAATACAGAACATTGAATCTGCATATGATTCATTACAATTGACCATATATGCAAATTCCACTGCATTATCAACATTGACACGATAGTCTTTGTTATATGCATCTTCCCTTAATTGACGGATTACCTCTTGTTTTGAGGTATACCATTTCAGAGTGTTATAGATGCTCATAATCTGGAATTTAAAGTCCTCTTCACATAATAAGAACTCCAAAATTCTAATCATTTCAGCATTCACGTACATTGCCATGTATTCTCTTCTCATAGACTTTACGTATAAAGCCCAATCAGACTGACGGAAGAATATGAGTTGTAGTATTTCTCTCTGATGAACAAATCCCGTACCAGTTAAAAACTTATATACCCCATCTTTCTTACGTCTTACATTTTCACGTACGTATTTGGCAAATTCCCTGAAATGCTCATTATGGATAAACTCATTATGGAACCATTTTCTTTCTGATACAGGGGTTTCCATAATAAGTATCATAACTTCATCATTTATCTCAGCGTATAATGCTTCAGGAATATTGAACTTCCTGTCTAAAATAGCTTTTGCAACAATCCAATCTCTCGTAGATTGAATGTTACGCTCTTCTTTCTTCATATTAAATATTTCCCTCCTTAATTATATAAGCTTTAACTAGGTGTAACGATCAAAATGATAAGTGACTAAGAAACTTAGCCACTTATCAAATCTTTTTCAGTGAAACTTTGTCATTGTATAGAGAGTCTGAATACCCTCATTACCAATAGAACGAATACTTGCTCCATCGATTGTAAGAATATTAGACTTACTTGTCATGATACGTTCTGCCTCTTCGTTTGCCTCTTTTGTAAATATAATCTTAGAGGTAATCTGGTCACCATCGTGGTCACCATCCAAACCCGGAAGATAAAGAGGGCAAATTTTATAAGAATCGATGAATTGAGCTTCAATACGTCCCTTTGCACAATTAACATCAATTACTGGATATGTCTCGTATAACTTATCATTGATAATCATTGGTGTAGTTGTTCTTGTTGAAATAACGTATACCCTAGAGATGAATGTTCCAAGGTAGTCCAACATCGGATAACGAGTTATCTCAACATGTTTGTCTTCTGATACGTCAGACGCCGCCATATAAAGTAAGTCAGTCCATGTCATGGGACGTTCTATATAACGCACTCCCTCAATACTTTTTGTGGAATATGCTCTTCTAGCCATAGTTGTTGTTTGGTAACTATTACCAACAAGCGTCAGATACCGTGGCTTTCTGATATTGTATTTCTTTTTGTCCTCTTCTTTAATAGGTAGCTCAATCAAGTCAAATCTACTAGAGGGGTTATTAATCCATCTTGTAAGACATCTATCCAGATAATCCTCATTGAAAACAATCTCAGGGTTATCCAAATGAACATAGACTTTATTGAGTTTATCATCAAGAACAGGAAACTGATCTTTATGAGCAAATACGTTTGCCCTGAAATATCCCTTTAACCACCAAATGATGAAAGGTGTAAGCTGAGCACAGCAATGGGATAATGGAACTCCAGTATAGTAGAAGTTGATATGCTGATCTTCCACTGATTCATTATCATACGGAGTTGCTGTAATAACAATACGACCGCAATAATCGATAGATTTGCCAAGGATTGAACGTCTAAGATATCCATTCTTTCCATTAATCTTTTCTTTCATTAGGTCATATATTTCGTTTAATGTAGATTGGGTTTTTCCTATAACGGAATTAATCAAGATATCAAAACTTGTTGCGTCTTCAATCATCTTTACATTACGAATAATTGCCGCATACATGTCGTTGATTTCTGGAATCTTTGGTCTTCCGCTAGAATTACCCTGAAGATTGACGTCTCTATAAAACGCTGGATTAACTCCAAATTTCGTAATAAAGATTTCGTCTCTCTTGTAATTGTTGAGCATATCAATTCTGGAATTTCTTTTGTTACTGTCATTCTTCTGGAAGTTTATCTTATCCCAATTCTTGTATAACCATTCAATTCCTGTACCACCATTTTCTTCATCCAAAACGAGTACGCCATTCTCAATACGAAACTTCTTCGTGCCGTATATTACAGCTTCAAAGTTACGGTTTAATGCTTTGAGAGTAACGTAGACTTTCGGAGTGAGATAGTGATTTTTTAAATCAATATACGCCCAATTGTGCTTTCTGTCGTACGTGTTCATACCGAATATCTCTGTTGAAAACAGACCATCAGAAGTCGGAACCATTCCTTTCTCGAAAGGTACTGGATTTGTTACTTCCTTTAGGTTATTCAGTGACTGAAACTCTTCTTGTGGTAATAACCATATTTTCATTGGATGATAACATCTCCTTTCATAGCACATTGTCTATTAATTTGATGTTTAAATCAACCCCTCTGTCGGTTATCACAGGGGTTACTCCTCTCTTCGGAAAATTCTCTGATAATAAATCATCCATAGGTGCACCAGATACAAGATGCAGTGTTAAAATTTCTTCGTCGACATCACAACTGATGTCATCAATGTTATTCTTCTGACGGATATAATCCCGATATATTTCGTAGCTTCTACTAAAGCCATCGAATACTGCTATGGATAGGAGTTTCTGAAAACGAGTCTTTTCACCGGCGACACACTGATCAATAAACTGCAATCTGTCATTTAATTTAATCATTTTACTCGTTTCCTCCAATTTTCATATCTTTTGGTTAAGAAAGACCACTAGGTATAAAAATTAAACCCAGAGGTCTTTCCATTATCTTTTTAATTTAGGGGTATTCTTTGAGCCCCTCGTCCATTTGATCTAGCGGCACTCTTTGCTCTACGCTCAGCCTCTTTCATTTGTTGTTCTTTCGCTTCACGTTCAACTTCAAGCCGCTTTTCTTGTATTTCCATAAGTCGTGATATACGTTTTCTCGATAGAGAATCGTATTCCCACAGCGGAAGTGAGATACCAAGGTCCTTTGTCAGATACAACCAATCTCTGTCGTGATTGACAAGATTTACTCCAACATCCGCTGGACTTTTTGAAAAATCAGGTCAGAGATGTTGCAATCAACTTCGGTCTTAGTGTTTCCACAGTTCGGGCATCTGAATGTACCCTTAAGAGAGTATTTAACCGGTTCATAATCGTTAAGTCCTTCAGCAATAATCTGCTTTAACTCTTCCAACTCGACATCGTTTAAAGTCTTTAACTCTTCACAAATCAAATCAACCGCATCAATCTCAATAACTTCCGGTGCAGCATCTTCTCTTACACTGTAAGAAATCTTGATACTTTCAACGTAAAGAACGAGCAATGCAATAAGTGCATTGTAGTTAACTGTAATGTTTTCGAGCTGATCATTTCTCTCAATAATCATATGACCAGTGGTTGAACGAACACAAAGTGTTCTGTCACCAAACTGAACATACTTCGCCATCATAGTAGGAGAACTCTCCTGAACCTTTCTGGCTTCTTCGATGTTGTTTCTTACACTGACGATTTCCTTAACTCTGTTTTTAGATGCCTCAGGAAGTCTGTCAACACAAGGTAATGTAGCCGGTTTAATGGTTACTTCGTATGGAGCACCGCATCCACCATCACCGATACCGCAGTTAAGCTGTACCTTTCTTTCATCCGTCTCAGAGATTTCATAGATACCATCAAGACATGTCTCAATGTCACTTGGGCTGATCTTCTGAACGAAGTCATTGTAGCTGAGCTTTCCGATAGATGTGCCTGTATGATGTTCATATACGAATGAATACATCTTAGACCAATCGGTCTCAGAATCTGCAACTGACTTAAAGATGGTTGCCATCTCAAGAGATGTTGCGGATTTTAATGTAATTATAAGACCTGAATTTACCAGCACTCTCTCCGTAATCTCCACATCCTTAGATGCTTTACGTCTGTTTGCAAGTGCACGGTAATCAGCGATATTTGTAATACGTCTGGTTGCAACCGGAACATCTTTCTTTTCAATCTCGTTTACCTGAATACTCTTAGACCTAACGATTTTATCGTAGGTACTGAGTGGTAATGCCTGAATTACATCAGATGCACCACCTTCAGGTACATTGATTAATACTTCCGGTGTATTCGGATCTTTCTTTTCCTCTTCTTTTTTCTGTTCACCAGCGGATGCATTAGCCTCTTCCATCTCATCCTCTAAAGCACCCAAATTAAGAGGTCCTGTAGCCTTATTTTCAGGCTCAGGAGTATCGATTAATAATCCCTGAGGTTCTTCATTAGGAGTAGGTTTAGTTGGAACATTACTCTCTACAACATTTGTAGCCTCGGGAGTTTGAACGGGTTTTACTGCAACTCGCTCTTCCGTTTTCTTCTCTTCCTGTACTGCAACTGATACAGGAGTTCCCTGTCTCTGGTTACCAGTAGTCGGATTCATTGTAACAATTTCACTCATTTGCTCTATAGCCCCTTTCTTCATAATTGCATGTTCAGGCATCTCAGCCATCTTAGGTTCCTCTATAGTTGGTTCTATTGAAACATTCGATGGTTTTGATTCCTCTTTTTTCTTTTCAGCCTCTTCTTTGTTCTGATTAGCTAAACGTTCTTGTCTTTGTTTTCGCCTCTCAGCGGCTTCAGCTTTCTGTTGTTCATATTCCTCTGGTGTAGGTAATACAATTTCCCCAGAACGAAGTTTTTCCATAGCTTCGTTTACAGAACGTCCTTCGTCTGAGTTTGCATCTACTAAACCGTTTATACCAAAGGTTAATTCCGAAAACCCCTTTTTTATATCGACCAAAGTTCTCGCCTTTGGGTCATAAGGATTTTCGGTTATCCATTGTTCACCCGGATTGTATCCTTCTGGTGCCTCTTCTCCGTAATCAGGTACGTAATCATTTGCATCTGATATTAGGGTAGAAGAATCTACCAATGCAAGAAGTGTCTTTCCTGTCTTGTCGTTTTCCTGCATCTTCTTAATCTGCTCTTCATGATCAACAACGATTGCACCATAACCATCCGCAGTTTGAACATATTCACCATGCTGTGCATTTGCAACATCGGCACTGCTATTGATAACCTTTACAGGTTCCGCCGCAGGTCCGGGTGGTTTCCTTGTCTGAACTGGTTTGTTCTGGCGTTCACTATGCTGTTCTCTTGAAGCTTTCAATAATGCATTCATGTCGAGGTTTCCCTCTTTATGCGTTGCCATGTGTTAGAATCCTCCTTCCTAAAAAATTATACCGGAACGTCTTCGTTAATAAAACTGTATTGATAGCGGACGACGTTGTCCTTTTCTCGCTGTAAAGCAATAGCCATCAAATCGTCAGTATTATCAATTGATAAACTGACTACTATTAGCGCAACCTCCATGTCAACTCCATTAACGTCTGTAGTAATGACATTGAATGTGAGAGACTTTATGTCATTCCCAACCAAATCTTCACCAATTGTTGCTTTCAAATCAGCTAATATCCTTAGCTCATCAATAGAATCAACTGGTTTGTTGAGATATCTTTCAATATCGACATATCGGTCGGGGTGGCTTAATAGGTTGCCCTTCTTCATAAATAGTGCGTTTTCTACGAGTTGCGCAACAGAGTCACGCTTTGATAAATACACTGGATCATTATACTTATCCGTTGTAAAATCAATCTCTCTTTTTAACATTTTAACACCCCGTTTCTTTATTTATATGTAACCTGCACAATTCTTAATTTCAGCCGTATTCCACAAGAAAATAAGCCTTAAATCCCAATAAATTAGGGATTTTATAAGCATAAAATTTAGGAAGGAGATGATAGATATGTCAACTCAAAGACCACGACAAGTAAAGTGTCTTCTTTGTGAGAAGAAATTTGTATCAAAGAAGTCACTCATTGATCATATTGAGAAAGCTCATGCATCATCTATCCCCGAGGGTTGGACTCCTGCACGATACGAAAACTATCTGCGGACTGGTAAGACAGAAGGTCGATGTGTTGAGTGTAAAACTCCAACCAGTTGGAATGAGACTACTGGTAAGTATAACCGTATGTGTGGTAGTGAAGAGTGTAAACGAAAAGCGAGAGAACGTGCGAGCAAAAACTATATAGGAAAACATGGAAAGATTTATTCCATAAATGATCCTGAACAGCAGGCAAAGATGATTTATGGAAGAAAGACCAGCGGCACTTATATCTTCGAAGATGAAGATACTGGTAAGAAATACAGAGCTATGTACGATAGTAGCTATGGTCGTGATTTCTTAGAAATGATTGATACGTTTCTCTTCTGGAGTGGAGCGGATATTATTGCCCCCTCTCCCCATGTTTATTATTATGAATATGAGG